GGGATATTTCAGTGGCAAAGTAATGTGGTGGATGCGTGGTGTTGTATGACTCGGTAAGAGTGGCACCTCTATCCCTTTACCCTTAGGCAAGGTAAAGGGGGAGGCAGTCATACAACATTCCCTATGGTCCTTGATCACAAAGGATCACGCGTCCACCTCATTTACCGGGCAAAAAAACACACGCACACCTGACTGTCGACTTACCCGTTCTCTCTATTCTCGTCCAACAGCTAAGTAAATAATGTCGTCGCGGCCCCTCTTCTCGCCTGCGGGCAGCATGCGCGGCGAGCGCGGCCCAGGAAGCACTGCCGTGCCGCCAAGCGCTGAGCGCGTGCCTAGCCCGCGCAACGGCTTTCAAGGCTCAAGCTGCACCTGCGACGGCGTGCCGTGCGCGGGTTGTAGCGTGCACGGCAGCGGCGGCAACAGCCGGTCCTTCCTCGAGGTTGGCTTTCAAGCTCCTCCGGCCTCGGCCGCCGCCTCGCCCATGGCGCGGCCCTTCGTGGCGGGCGTGCTCGAGGCGCTCGAGGAGTACGAGCCCGAGCTTAAGAAGCTGATGGAGACCGCGATCGACGGCACGGACTGGGCGGTGGACTTCAAGGAGGCCATGGAGCCTGTCCTGGAGCAGCTCAAGCCTATCCAGGAGCAGCTCAAGGACATGAGCGAGGTGATGACGGCCACGAAGGCGCAGGTGTCGGAGCTGATGAAGAAGAGCTGGGCCGGGGACTTCGAGGCGCTGAAGGCGAAGGTTGCGTGCATCACGGACGAGGCCAGCGCCATGGGCATGCTCATCAAGGAGCAGGCGCTGGAGGTAGACAAGGTGGGCCGCCGCAACGCGCAGGTGCTCGGCATGTACAACTCGCAGCGCGAGAAGAACAAGCTGCTGGCCGCCGAGCTGCGCCAGCTCAAGAGCGGCAAGGGCGGGGGCGGGGGCGGGCCTGCGCCGCCTGACCCGCCGCGTGGCCCTGACCGTGTCGAGGCCATCTCGGACTCTGGCGCGGAGGAGGACGAGGAAGACGGCGAGGAAGGCGAGGACTCGGAGCCCGAGGAGGACGCGCGCCTGGCGTCGAAGCGCGCGCGCCCGGCCGCGGCTGCCGCGGCGGCCTCAAGCTCGAGCAGCTCAAGCTCAAGCTCAAGCTCAAGCTCAAGCTCAAGCTCAAGCTCGGGCTACAAGCCGCTCTCCATCAAGACGCAGGCGCAGCTCGCCGAGGACGCGCGCAAGGCAGCGGACGCCATGCTGGCCATGCCACGCGTCAACTACAAGTACTGCTCGGTCTGCGACTTCGTCTTCGGCAACGTAACCGAGGCGGTCGAGCACTACAACTCGGCCGGCCACGCGGCGCGCAAGTAGGCGTGGGCAAAAAAAGCGGCAAAAAGAGGACTCGGGTCCCGAAAGTGCAGCGTAACAGCAGGGTTCATCAGCAGCCATCGGGGAGGAGCGAGTAGGGAGGCGGAAGGGGGTGTGCACCGGGCAAAAAAAGCGCGCGCGCGCGAGGGCAAAAAAAGTCACCGTCCACATGCTCGCGCAGGGCTCGTAGGCTAGCAAGGCCATTGCGATAACGCTTCAACACATGCTTACATGGTGACTGTCTGATGACAAGTAAGGAACACTTGCGCAGGGCTTAAATTAGATAACGCTTAATCGCATTACTACTTGTCGCGTAACACGCTAAATCAGCTACGAGTCAGATAGTCAAGTCGCTATATATACGGAGTGGTTGTTACACTCTTAGCGAGTTCGGCCTTCTTCCGCTCCGCCATCTCCCTCCTCACGAACTGCACTGCCGGGCGTTGGTAGACGCGGCTGCGCTGCGCCAGCGCGCGCTGTGCCCTGCGGATCTGTGCCCGCTTAGCCGCACAGAAGCTGCCTGCAGGCACCTTGCAGCGGTACCGGTGCGCCATGGCAGCGCGCGCGCGCGCACCAACGGCTCTGCAAGTGCTTCGAGGTGACTCTTAAGAGACCTCCGAACCGCGCGCTCCCTCTTATAACTCACCTCGAAGCACTTGCCGACCACAAAAATGTTTGTCGTCCCTGCGAATGACGCAGTGCATAAGTGGACCGCCGTGTTCAAGGATGGTACATCGACGTCCTTTGGAGCCAAAGGTATGGACGATTACACGATCACACACGACAAGGAGCAGCGCGAGCGCTACCGCGCACGGCACAAGAAGGACCTCGCCTCCCGCGACCCTCGGAAGGCGGGACTGCTTTCCTACCACCTTTTGTGGGGCAACAACCCGAACCTCCGCGCCAACATTGCGGCTTATGAGCGTAAGTTTCACGTCTAGACAGCCCGCCTCCTCTTGTGCCGCCTTACATCTCGGAGGAAGCGCATGCTGTCGTCGCTGTCCGAGCCACCAGACGAGCTGCTGGTATCCGTTGAGCCCTCCGAGTCAGACGAGCTTTCCCCGTCGCTAGACTCGTAGCCCCGCAGCATCATGCGGCGATAGTTGGTGCCTTTCTGTGGCATACCCTGCCCTGCTATAAGCCTCGGTGCAGGTCCGGGCTTGCGTCGTTGGCTTTTCCTCGGCCCTGGCGGCGGCGGCGGCGGCGGTGGCGGCGGCGGCGGCGGCGGCGGCGGCGGCGGCGGTGGCGGCGGCGGCGGCGGCGGTGCAGGCGGTGGCATTACAGCTGCGCCACCGGGTCTCTGCGGCAGAGCCGGGAAGGGAGGCATTGGGACTGGCTGTGGGAACCCGGCGAGGTTGACGCCTGCGCCTGGTGTCCTAAATCTGCTCAACAACCAGCGGTAGCCACTGCGATTATTGACCGCATTCGCAACTGCGTTATTTCGCAAAGCACCACCGGGCAATCGAAGCAGCTGCTTAAGGTCAAAGTTCTGGGTTAGGGCGTTTCCCAGGTTGTATGGCACGCCATGCTGGTCGCCCGTGGTTGCTGCAAACCGCTGCAGGTTTTGCCTTCGCTTAAAGTCTGCAATATTTGCTATGTGAGCTTGAGTCATGTAGTCAAGCTGCCCTGCCGTCTCGTCGTAAGGGGCGGCTGCAAGCTCGGCGTTTGTAATCCTTCGCACATAGAGCGCGCCGTTTCTGTTAGGTCGGGCGTTGGGCGCGCCAACCGCAACGCCCGCCGGCAACCCCGACGTGTGCCACCACCTTGCGTTTTCGCCTAGAAGCCGCTGAACCAACCCTGCCCGACCCGGAAAGCCACGTCGGCCGCCCTCCATCGCATCCTCGGCGCCACGGCCCATCAAGGTAGCCCGTCCCACCGCTGTGTTGCCCTCTGGTGCTGCGTTTGGCGGCCTGCCCGGTCCAGCTGCTTGTTCAAACTGTGCGTTAAAGGTAGCTGCACCAGTTGGCTGTTTATGGTGAGAGACAGGAGGCGCAGCCATACGCGCAGCAGCAAGCTCCCTTCGCGCTTCAAGCTCGACGCGCGGTCTGTTGTTGAAGCGACGTCGAAACGGTCGGTTTTCAATGTGCCGATCGGCCAAGATTGCCTTCCACGTTCGAAACCTTTTAATGAGGGCCTGCTGTAGCACATATCGAATCTTGTAAACGCTCCGGGCACTCAGCGGGCCATGGGGTCCGTTTGTGAGAGGGTTGTTTGGGCCTGCCCTCACAGCGCCGTTGCGGCTAAAGAGCTCAGCGTATCTGCGGCGCGTCCGCATAAGAGCAGCTAAAGCTGCAGGCGCGCGGAAAATACGACCACCTGGATCAGCCATTTACGAGCTGAAGTGGAAGGATGTCGGCTCTAATTGGTTCGATGTATTATAGCCGATATATACCCGCGTCAAAAAAGCCAAGAACTGGCTTTGTGCCCTCATATGGGTACTACGTATATGCGTCGCCTACCGGCGACCCATACGACTTGCTTCACACTGTTTACAGCAACACACTGCTAACTAGAACACTGCCACCGCTGACACTTGTCCCACCAGCGTTCTCGGCAACGGGTGGAACTATCAGTGTTATCGGTCCCACGACTCTGCACACATTTGACACCGTAGGCGGAAACACATTCGAGGTTGTTGCCAATCCAGGCAACACTACAACTGTCAGATTGTTTCTTGTCGGTGGAGGAGGAGGCGGGGGTGCGTTAAACGGAGGTGGTGGAGGCGCTGGACGGGTCTTGATTGTAGACTACAACATGCCCCCAGGTGTCTATACTGTCTTTGTTGGCAACGGCGGTGGACCTGGATTTTGGAATGCGCCCACTTCGTCAGGCTCTCCAGCTTCTTCTGGTCTCGACACATCTGTAAGCCCCATAGCTTTAGCACCTGGTGGTGGTGCTGGCGGTACACTTAATATTGGGCCAGGTGGTAATGGAGGCAGCGGCGGTGGTGGGTCGAATTTCCCACGGAATGCTAGGGGCATTGTCCTAGCAAGTACGGTGCTGCTGGGGACGCTAATCAGTGATCGGGGGTTTAATGGTGGCAACGGATGCCTCGACGGAAGTTCACCTGGAGCTGGTGGTGGTGGCGCAGGAGCTTCAGGCGAGGCTATCCCCGTCCAAGGCACTCGCGTCCAAGGCGGACTTGGCGGCATCGGATACCTTTACCCCCTCACTGGTTTTTATTATGGTGGCGGTGGGTCTGGTGGTAACGGAGACCAAGGGTTCTATGGTGGTCCGAACACCCTGGCACCCGGCGGACTGGGTGGAGGCGGTGCTGGCGCTCTTTATTCCAATACAACTGACGTTAACGGGTCTAGCGGCACACCTAATACAGGCGGAGGTGGCGGCGGTGGGTGGAATTTATCGGGGATTACGTATGGAGGCGGGGGTGGAACTGGTATTGCGATCCTTTCATACCTAACACCCTCGCGTGTCTACTGCGGCGTAGGCGATGAAGCCGCAAGCCGCACCAGCGCAGGCGGCGGAGGCGGCAGGTGCGCCAGAAGAGGGTCTGGCTTCCCATCGCTGTCAAACCCCTCGAAGCCCTTGTTGCCAAAAGACTCGGGCAGCTCGTACTCGTCGCGAGTCTTCATCCACGCCAGGCGCAGTGCCGCAAGGTCGTTGAGCTCGTCGGCAATTGTCTGGGGAGCAAGGCAGAAGCCCGTTTCCGTGATCCAGAACTCCCACCCCGCCTTGTCGAAGATATCCTTGCGCAGCATGTTGTCTGTCTGGAGAGACGACGCAAGGGCCGGGCGGGCGCTCTTGCCCAGGATGATGCGGAACTGGTACGGCACGAATCGAGACGAGACAGACCGGAGGGGCACGCAGAGGTGTGCGAAGGACTGGAACATCGCAATGTGCTGAGGCGGCGCATTTGCGTCGTCAAAGCCATCAAGCGTGAAGTGGACGCACTTCTCGGGGTTCTTGACCACCTCATCCAGGAAGACCTCGGTAAGCTTAGGCAGCATATACTTGATCCAGAAAGCCCGGCGGGAGTCCTCGTCAACTATCCCAGAGGCGATCTGGTCGCGAGCAACGTCTGCGGCGAGACCGATGAAGTGGTTCGCCGTGGCGACGGATAGGCCGACGTTGAATGACATTCTTGGCCGTTCGTGGGTGGGAGGTTGTGAGAGTATTGTTCAATCGCTCTCCTCGTCGCTCTCTAGCACCTGAACCCCGGTTTGCGCATCCATTGAACCAGCGCCGCTGCGTGCATCCGCCTGGGACGCGTAGATTGCAGCCGTGTTCATCTCGTCCTCCCCGCCCCCGGCCGCCCCTTCGTCCTCGTCCAACCCCGGCATCTGGCTCATTGAAGACGAGTCAAGGCACCAGCAAAGGTAGCTTGTGAGCTTTTCCTCGTCCGCCTTCGACGAGCGCGCCTCCTCGGCTCCCCCTGAGCCTTGCCACTTGGGACGCATGGCCGGCCACGTATTGAGAATGTAAGGCACCTCGCCAAACCCCGTCTTTGTCGCCATGATTGGCGCCATGAAAACGCGAGCGTTCGGCTTGTCGCGCCCGTCCTCTGCCTTCTCGGTCATGCGCATGAAGAAGATGGCGTCGTTGGCGCTGCAGTTTTTGACCGAGGGCTGGCTCTTAAGCGTCACCGGAACCTCGCTCAGAGACAGCTGCCAGTCAACGCCCGTCTCGTTAAAGCAGGTCACATTCGCACGGCTGCGCTCCTTGGCAAAGAGGTTGATTGCCTCCTTCACCATGCTCTGCATCGTCTTGATGTCGTCGTCATTGACTGCGATCGCACTGGACGACGCGGCACTGGGCGATATCGCACTGAGCTGGGCCATATCAACTGACGATCGACTGACTACTTTCGCATGGACCGCAGGCGTGCCATAAACGCTTTTGCTTTTACACTCTACGCGTCCTCCTCCTCCAGCTCCCCACCAAAGTCTGAGCGCGACAGCGCCCGGAAGCTGCTGCTCCCAACGGCCGTGTCGCTCACGCTGCTGCCCCCGCCGGCGCCGCCCGTGTTGGCGCGGTTGGGAGGCTCTGCCGCCCAGCGCGATGCCTCGGAGGCGAGCGGGTTGAGCGTGATGCGGCGCTTGGCCGCAGACTCCGGAGGCTTGCTCTCCAGCATCTTGAGCGGATTGAGCGCGGAGCGCGGCGGGCCGTCGGGGCTTGACGCGCCCGTCTCGTGGGGGTCACGCATGAAGCCGTCGGGCTTGAAGCGCTCCTCCTCGCCGCCGCCGGCCGCGCCGCCCGTGTCGCCCGCCTCGCGGTTCTCGAAGATAATGTGCTCGGCCGCCAGTGTGATCATGAAGCCGCCGCCAACGTTGGTCCAGTAGGCAGGGCGGAAAAGCAGGTGGTGGATGATCGTGCTGCGGCCCATGTCGCCGGGGCCGACGAAGCGCACGTGGCCCGCGCCGAGGCCCGAGAAGCTTGAGGCCTTGTGAGGCAGCGTGTCCCGCACGATGGGCATGCTGCTGCCCTGGAAGTCCTCTGCCGTGTGGCCCGTGACCATGGAGAAGCGCGTGGCCGTCGGCGGCAGCGGCGACGTGCGCGCCGACCACACGGCGCTCTTGACGTACGGGCCGGTGCGCCCGTCCGCCATGACCACGGACTCGATCTCCATGGAGCGCCCGCTGATGCGAAGCTTGAGGCGCCCATCGTAGAGTGGCTCGCCAGTGGCGCTGATGGGCGCCAGCCGCTTCTGGCGCTTGAGCGAGATGGCGCTCGGGTTCTTCATGATGTAGTCGCCTTCGGCGGCGCCGAAGATCTTGGCGCTGTTCTCGACCAGGAACTTGTCGAACTCCTTGTCCAGGCGGTCGAGGCTATTCCAGGTGCGCTCGTCCAGCTTGATGGAGAGCGTGAGCTTGTTGGCGGCCTGGATGGCAGCCACGGTCGAGCACTCCATGGGCATGTCCACCGCGTATGCGCCAAGCGGCGCCTGGCCGGCCGTCACGAGCTTGTACGACGTCTTCTCCGGCACAGTGTCGATGTAGCCGATGCGGTCGCCCGGCTTCATGAGCTTGAAGCTCACGTTGCCCGCCCACATCAGCGGCAGCGTCTTAACGGCTCCGGTAGCCCAGCTCATTTTTTCCGGCGTGTAGTGGCAGTTGGTCAGATGACGCGTCAGATGACAGTCGGCTGACGTTCAGGGAGTGCGAGTTTTGGGTCAATCATTATTTATGGGTGCACCGGTCGCCAACCCCGCTTTTTCCCAACCCCGCTTTTAGCCAACCTGGCCACCGCCGTTCGTGGTGGCTGCCTCAGCCACGGCCGTTGGCGTGGTGTTTTCAACGTCCATCGAGGTAGTACAGCTCTTGCCACAGCAGACAGACCTGATCCTCTTGTGGTTGGCCGCATTGAACATTGGAACCACAAAGCGAAAGACTACAAACAACACCACCGAGAAAGCTGTCCCTACGCCACCAGCAACCAACGTCTGATTAGAGTCGGCCATTTTCCACCTACTCGGTGAAATGGACGACCCCAAGTATGCGAAGCTGAAGGCAGAAATCGCAGACTACAAGAAAGAGATTGACATTGCCGAGAACGAAAAGGGCTTTATTACGGAACAACGTGATGCGTACAGAAAGGCGGGGCGCGCGGATGCGGTTGCAAAGCTTGAAAAGGAGCTTGATAGGCTGGTAAACCTCATTGGTCTCCTTGGCATGAAACTCCTTTATGCTGAAAGTGTACTAAACTCCGACGTACCGAATGCAGTCGCCTCTTTCAAACGCGTTGATCCAGCTGCTGCCATGCAAAACGCGTATGTAAATACAGAAAACAAAAAGTATCTAGAACTACAAGACAGGATACTAAAACTAAAGGCTGATGACATCGATGTCAAAATGGGAAAAATTCGAGAGCAAATCGCCGATCTAGAAGAGCTTGAACAGCTCCACCCACAAAATCGGCAAGCAATGCAAAGGGAGCTAGAAAACGCCAGAAGAAGGCTTCGGGAGCTTGAGGCATTACGCGCACCGAGACCAAGAAAATTGTCCGACTATGATGACGGGCTGGGTCCGTTGGTGCTACCGCCTCGAAAGCAAGGCGAGGGCAAGGGCAAGCGCAGACGACGCAAGCTCAAGGGCGGCGACCTAGGCGACGACATCCGCCGGGCTCTCGATCCGAACCGCAACGGTCTCAACCAGTCCATCCAGAACACTAATGCTGCCATCAACCAATCTGTCCAGGATACTGGACGCAGGATTAACGAGTCTGTCCAGAATACTGGCAGGGTACTGGGCGATGCTTTTGACCCCAACAAGAACGGCCTTGCCGCCGCAGTCAATTCCATTGGCGATAAGCTCAAGGGAGTTGACTGGAACGATGTCAAGAACAAGCTAGGCGACTCCCTTGACCCCGCCAAGAACGGCGTCAGCGAGGCCTTCAATAAGTTCGGCGGCGATGCAACCCGAGCATTCGAGGAGCTCGGAAACAAGATCAAGGAGTCTGCGCAGCGCGACAAGGCCACGCTCGATAAAGCCTTCGCGCCCTTTGTTGCCGAGTTTACGAACCCGAACAGCGCCCTGGCGCAGTTCGCACAGTCTGCTGGCATCCCTATTTCCGCAGATGAGTGGAAGAAAAAGTTCGAGGACCCCGAGACTTACTTTACGATTCTCAGCGTCCTCGTCACCGCGGCCGCGTCCGTTGCGTCCGCGGGGCTTGCAGGTCCTGCTACGTTCGCAGCTGCGCAGGCGCTCATTGCCGGAACCCGAGTCATCACGAAAGCAGCCATGGGAAAGCCCATTACGGCTGGAGACATCGCAGCCGTTGTGACCTCTGCCGTCCCCGTCCCAGGCGGTGGCACGGCGACGACGTGGCTCGAGGTTGCCAAGCAGGCCACCAAGAAGGTCGGCGTCTCGCTTGTCAAGACGGCTGTGAAGAACGTCATGATGTCGAAGAAGGACGGTCTCATAGAAACAGGCAAGACCCTTGCCACCATGTCCCAGGCAGCCACGCCAAGCCCCCCCGAGGACGGCAGCGCACCCCCCAGCGCACCACCACCGCCCAGCGAGTCCAGCGCAAATGCCGGCCCCTTGGGTCAACAGGCACCCCAAGAGGCCTACGATGCCGCAAGGAGTATTCAGCTAACTGGCCCTGCACATCAGGCCCCATCAGGCGCGAGTATGGCAGCCTACATGACCGATGATTCGGCCCTACAGGAGAGGAGAAAGGCTGCCGGGGAAGCCTACTACGACTACAATACAGGTACCGAAGTGCCAGCAGCACCTGTGGCCGCGCCCGAGACTGAAGCGGAGAGAGATGAACGGGAGTGGTATGAATCTCGTGGTCTTCAACCGCCTGCTAACCCTAACAACACGATGTTTGGAAAGGGCGGGCCAGCTCGCGGCTTGAAGTTTGCCCCCATGAAGTACGATGCCACGGATGCGCGTGATCCATGGTTCCACATGAAGGCGCGAGCAGCAAAGGTGGGGCGCAAGGTGCGGCTTGACCGCCTCGACCCAGACTACTTTGAGGGCAAGTGGCAGAGTGGCGTCCTCGACCCCGACTATGCATTGCGTGGTAGCGGTATCTTTGACAGCATCGCCAGCACAACGGGCAACCTTGCGAGTAAAGCCGGCGATTTTCTTCGCGCAAAGGTTCAAGGCACGCCACAGTTCGAAACGAACCTTGCCGTGCTCTCCGACGCCGCGCTTGATCGCTTTGGCTACAATGCCTTTGACGCCCGGAACACCGAGTTCCTCAAGGCGCACGGCTCGGAGCCTATCACGTCGCTCAAGATCCGACGCGCGCCAATCAGCAACAACATCAACACCGCTCTCAACCTCCTTTCCCTAGGCAAGTGGAACGAGTCCAGGGCCAAGTACGGGTACGACGATCTCTTCCACCTAGGTCTCATCGTCAACGACAAGTATGCCATCCAGCGCATCGGCAGGGTCAGTGTCAACTTCAAGGACCCAGACGCCCCCCGGACCGAGTTCCTGCAGCTCCCAGTCCCCGCCGGCGTCACCATGCGCTCCATGCTTGAGCAGACCATCCAGCGCGTCGGACCAAAGATCTTCTTTTCTTACGACCCCTTCACTGCCAATTGCCAAGGGTTCCTCAAAAATGTCCTTGAAACCATCGGGCTCTACACCCCAGAAGTCGAGCGCTTCGTCTTCCAGCCGGTCGACGCACTCCTGCGGGAACAGCCCGGCTACGTCCAGACCATTGCCCATGTCGGCACCAACATTGGCCAGTTCGGAGGCATTGGCGCCGGCAAGCGCGGACGCGAGCCGACCGCAGAGGAAGCTGCCGCGGCCGAGGCTCGCGCCGATCGCCATGTGCGTGCTGCCCGGGGAGAAAAAAGGCTCAGCAGCATCGAGCAGCAGCTTAACGAGCTGAGCCAGGAAATGTTCGAGAAGGACGCCGACGAGCTTGACGACGATGAGAACGACCAGCTTGATGTGGCTTTCCGGCGGCAGAACGGCGACCACGACGACGAGGAGGATGAAGACGAAGACGAGGACGATCGCACTGAAGTCATCTTGAAGGGCAAGCCAAGCAAGAAGCGGCTAGCACGGGCAAAGCGCTTCATGCAGAAGCTCAAGTTTCCCGCCAGGGTTGCCCAGTACAAGGCGTCCCTGCCCTTTGTCAAGCGCAGGTTCAATGAGTCCATGGCAGCGCGCCGCGCAGACCCCGACTACGACATCCCGACCGACGAAGACGAGACCGACTACGAGTTCGACGACGACGGCGCCGAGGAACCGCCGCCCTTTGAGCCAGGCACCTACTTCAGGAGGGGCGGCGGCACGATGATTGGCCGCGGCGTCACGAGGGAGGAAGCCTTTGCTTGGCTGCGCGAGGCAACGCCGTTTTTGGTGGCCACCGAAGAGGCTGCAGACGTCATTGGCAAGGTACAACCGAAGCTCAAAGAGCTCACAGAAGACATCAGAGGTACAGACGAACGCGATGACCACTCAAGAATGATGATGCTAGAGCACCTGATTCCTTTTCGTGAACAGGTGCTTGCAGTGCTCAAGGCCAAGCTTCCAGACATTATGAGGCTCAAACTCATCGTGTCCAAGACAAAACCAGAGCTCTTGAAAGCTGTTGAAGACGAGGTTGAGAAGATGAGGGTGATGGATGATCCTACAAGCGACCGCTTCTTCTTTTTTGAGCGCATGAAGCTGGCTGATGATTTTATCGACACCTACAAGAGGGAACTGACGGAGATTCCCAGAATCAAGGAACTGCTTATGTCCATGAGAAAGGCATTCGGCATTAAGTACGACGAGGATGGCATCATGCGGAACCCTCCTAATATTCCCTCCTCCGGGTCGATGGCAGACGCAGGGCGGGCTAAGCAGTGAGCGGTTTAGAGTGTAACTATGAGTCGCCCTCCTCCTCCTCGCCACGCCGCATCAGCTTGCCCTTGCGCGCCACCATCGCGTCGCGCTGGTGCTTCTGCCCCGCCCGGCGCCGCTCCATCATCTCCGCCGCCGCCTCGGCGTCCTCCTCGTCCACCTCCGCCTGCTCCTCCGCTGCGCGCTCCGCCGCCTCGCGGTCCTTCATTAACTTCTTAAACAGGTCCGCGCCCGACGGCGGCGGCGGCACTGGCGCCGCGCCCGCCACCGAGTGCGCGCGGAAAGGCTGCGACGGCGAGAGCAGGATGTGCTGCACGCGGTCCGCCGACCACACCCCCAGCGGCGGCGAGTGGTTGGAAAAGAAGACCACATGCGGCACGTTGAAGACCTTCAGCTTGGACTGGTACTTGGTGCTCACCAGCTGGCCGTTCTTCAGCTTCTCGGCCACTGTATACAGGTCTTTTAGCTGCAGCACGTCCACGGGCCGCGCCAGGTCGAAGATCGCGATCGGCTGCCCGGTATAAGCAAAGGCGCAGTCCGTGATGCGCCCGTCAAGCTCAATGGCGTTCATCGTGCGGCATAGGTAGGTGCTCAGGCGGCTCTTGCCCTCGCCGCCCTGGCCGTCCTCGATCCAGTAGATGTGGCGGTCGTGCGCTGGCCCTCGCAAGATCTCGACAAGGCACGCCTGCCACGGCCGCAGCGTAAAGTCGTCGCGCTCCGGCACCTTGGGCACCACCAGGTCCGCCAGCTGCGTAATGCCGCTGGCGTAGCGCACAAACTGCCCCGGGAATTTTTCCGCAACCTGGCGGATGCCCTCCATCGGTCCGTACTCGCGCAGCACCTCCCGGATCTCCTCAAAGTCCGTGCGCTGCCCCGGCGCCGCCCGCTCCGCCGCGCCATGCGCCCAACTTGCGCGCGCAATGAGCTCGCCTGCCGGCACAACGCGCAGA